CCGGACAGGGGAACGTGGATTCAGACCTCGTACAACAACAACACCCGGTACGAGTACGCCGCTGTCGGCGGCACCTACGACCCGGTACTGGACATCTTCATCCAACCCAAGCCATACCCGTCGTGGGTCCTGGACGACACCGGCCACTTCTGGGAGGCACCGGTCGCCTACCCCGGCACTATTGGCGAGCCGCCCTACTACTGGTGGGACGAGGAAAACACCACTTGGGTGGAAATAGAAATGCCAGAGGAGTAGGTCATGCTCCTTGAATCTTCTGTTGCCACTCTTGCTCCGCTAACCCAGAGCAGCGACTTCATCCACATCTACACCGCTGATCCTGCTGTTGTGCTTTGCGACGAGATCATTGAACACAGCGAACAGGGCGAATGGAACCGCTCCAAGGTCATCGGCTTTGACGAACCGGACCTTGACGAACGTGACTCCCATCAGCAGTCCTACTCAGTCCACGACTACCCGGATGTGCACCGACCCATGCTGGACTTCGCCTCCGACTGTCTGGACAACTACCTAGAGGCGTTCCCGCAGGCCAACCAGCAGCCGTCCTTCTCAGTGGCGGAGCACTACCAAGTGCTGCGGTACTTGGACGGTGGCGCCTATCACGCCGTCCATACCGACTACTACCCCTACGGTCCCGTCCTTAGTCGGCGCCACCTGACCGGCGTCGGATTCTTGAACGATGTCCAGACCGGCGGGCAGTTGTTGTTCCCGCAGCAGAACTTCTTTGTGAACCCTGAGGCGGGCAAGTTCGTCATTTTCCCTGCCGGGTGGACCCACGCCCACAAGACCCTGCCGCCTGTCGGCCAGTCTCGTTACGTCTTCCAGATGTGGTGGTCATTCAACCAGCCCGACGAGGCGTAAACCATGGCCTACCGGTCTGCACTCCTCTACCGGAACCCAGGCCATTACCAGCCCGGGGTATTCGATCTCACATACCGGAACGTCAGGGCCTACCGGAACGACGCCCGGTACACCCTGGGGATTGACGACCCTATCGGTGACGTTGGTTCAGGTGCCGACGCTCAGACGCTCTCAGTCGTCCTCACACAAGCCGACACGGGCTCCGGGGTTGAAGGGACGTATCCCTCCATCTCTGTCACTTTGGAGGGCGGTGGGCCGGTCCTGGAGTGGGTTACAGGGATCACTGATGCCCACGGTCTCTCTGTCGGGAGTACGGACACTGGGTCCGGGACTGAGACTGAGATCAGCGGCATCGCCGCTACCAGTGCGGAGACCGGTACTGGTGTAGACGCCCATGGGATTTCCCTTTCCCAGAGCGAAACCGTGGCCCTGATTGACACACTTCTGTCAATAGCAGCGGCCATGACGCAGACAGACACTGGTTCCGGGTCGGACAGCAGCATTCCAGGTATCGCTCTTACAGCCTCAGACATCGCCTATGCCAGCACGGGGGGCCTGGGATACCGGGCTAACGAGGATTACCAGACCTCCGGCAACTATCGGCAACTGGGAGAGTTGACTAGCATCAACGTGGGGGCAGAGGAACTGGTCACGTTCCTGGAGGCGTTGGGGGACAGGACTTTCAGTGCGGAGGAACTGATGGACCTGGCGGAGGACACTGGTGGGGCGATTGGCACCGTTGCCGGGCCCTTGAGTTTGCGAGTAGATTTGCACTACAGAACGAACAGGGCTGGAAGATTCCCGGGAAGAATGAGGTCTAGGCGGTAGTGGCTACCAATGTTTCTGTGTCCCTGGGCACGCTGATTGACGAGACTCTGTCAAGGCTGTACCGGCATTCGGAGCGTCCGTTGCAGGTCACCCTGTCTGGTGGGCCCGGCGCTGCCGATACCACCTTGAACTTGGCAACTGGTGATGCTTCCAAGATTTCGATAACGGACGTTATTGAGATCAACCAGGAGGCGATGCTGGTTACTGCGGTGAACACCACCACTGACATTCTGACGGTGGCCCGGGGTTATGCGGGAACTACCGGTGCCGCCCATGAGGCCACCGACCCGGTCCTGGTTCAGCCAGGGCATCTCCGGGCCGACATCTCCCGCTTTGTGCAGCGGTGCGTGTCTGGCCCCATGAACATCTACCTGCCGTACATAACGAACGCCACCATGTACCGGACCACAGGGAAGCAATACATTGAGATGCCTGAGGCCACACAGCGGGTGTTGAGTGTCCGGCACATGATCGGGGTTACCGGCAGGATCATCGACGTTGGGGGGTGGCAGTTTGAGGAAGACCTCCCGGCGGGCCTGGTCACTTCTGGCAAGGCTTTGAGGGTCCCGTCCACAGTGGAGAACGACGATGCTCTGATTGTCGTTTCGGTGGAGCCCTACGCCTGGTCGGTGGTGCCTCCGGCGGAGAGTTCCACTTTGAGTGTGCCGTTGGCTACTGAGGATTTGCCGTCGTTGTGGGCTGCGGCCTATGCGATTACCGGGCATGAGATCACCCGCCTGGACTTGGATCAGATTGAGGAGTGGAACCAGGACGCTGCTGTGAGGCAGGGGTTCAATGTGCGGCTGATGCGTGAGTTGTGGGGCGAGTTCTACCGTCGGATTGACGAGGCCCGGCGGGTTCAGAATGTGCCTCGTAACAGGACGTTCCGTAAGATGCCGAAAGTAATAGTCTGAGGTGAACTATGGCTAGGAAATACATCAACTTCTGCGAGGGGACACTGCACGCTGGTATATCCAACGTCGCTACTAGCGCCCAGGTCAACTTCGCTACCAACTCTGCGGTCCCTGACGATACGTCCTGGACGGCAGGGGACTACATGGTCATGGCTATCGACCCGGAGGCGGCTGAACATCAGCCTGAACTGGTGAAGGTGACCGCCATCTCTGGTTCCTCCAACCCGTACACCTTGACGATTGCCAGGGGTGGGACAGAAGCGGAGACCGGTTCCAACCTGGGCGGTGGCGCTGCTGCTACTTGGGACAGCGGCCGCAAGGTCGTGTTCCCGGCGACGGCCCTGAGTTATGCGTAATGGCGCACACAGTTGGCGGCGGAAAGTTGGGCGGCGACGGGATCGCCGGGGGGACGCTTCACGACACGCCTACTGTCGTTGTTGCGGCTATCGGCACGGTGTCATCGAACCCCCACACGGTCTCATGGACGTACTCGCAGGCCCAGGGGGATTCCCAAGAGTATTACCAGGTTCGGTACATCAACGACGCTGGTTCTGTTGAGTACGACAACACCGGGTGGATAGCGGGCGCTGGCACCTCACACGCCACTGACCTGGCAGCCATCTTCGGCGGGGGCTTGGATCTGCATGGCAACACGGACCTGACCGCCGAGGTCACTGTTCGTGGCCCGGCAACTATTGGTACAGGGGATGCCGACTATTACACCAGTGCCCCGGACACTGACGACTTTACTGCGTTGAACCTGGGGGAGCCGACCCTCACACCGGCTGATGTTTCTTTCGGGGCGACCAACAAGGGGACCGCTTCGACCTATGTGATGAACTCTCTCAGCACCGTGACCTTGAACTGGACATACGCCCACGGGGGCACAGGGGAAGCCCAGCAGGCGTACAGGGTCAAACTGTTGGAGTTTGAGACAGATGTCGAACTGTTCGACACCGGGTGGGTCACCAGTGCGGCAACGTCCTACGTCCTGAACTATGCGTTCCTGGACGACTTCAAGTATACGATTTCGATGCAGGCCAGGAACACGAACCTGGCCCCCACGACGTAATGGCTGCCGACACCATTGTCCTGGAAACGGACTTCACGGAACCGGCCAGCGTCACTGCGTTGGACACTGTGGGAACGGTGTACGACGTAGCCATTGACGGCACCGGGTACATCCTGGCGGAGACCGCTGAGGGGGAGGGGTACGAGAAGACCACTATCCCTCTGATCCCTGACCGGTTGGCTACGGGGGACACCCCGTTCGACCAGGCAGTGGAGCGGTATTCGTTCGGGTCGGGGGACTCCTGGGTGGGTGGCCAGGGCCAGACGTTCCTGAACCGTCAGGACAGCGACTCTACGATGTTCCTGTCTAGCGAGGGCCTGGATCCGTTCTCTGAGCCGGGCTCTATCAAGTTGTTGGCGTCGACCCCGGAGATGTTCAATACCACCTTCGCTACACCCAGGCTGGTGGTGGTCGGGACAACCCTGTATGTGCAGACCGCCGCCGATCAACTCACCCATTTCACCGATGTGGGAACACCCGGTGCTGGGACAGCGGTTGACCATGAACACGGTGGTGCTGCTGTAACGATCACAGATTTGACAACCGACGGTCAATATTGGTATGCGGCATGTGGTGCTAAAGGGATCCTGAGGGGGACCACCTCTGCTATCACCACCCAGTGGAATGCTGAGGTGGCCCACACCGTCGCTTACGCAGCGGGCCGGATCTGTGCTGGGGTGATCGCCAACAGTTCGACTACCCCTAACCGGTTCACCTCTTTCTCCATCGGAGGGGGAAGTGATGTGGGGACAGAGGAACGCTCCGGGGGCCACCTGACGTTAGGTAAGGGTTGGACTGTGGGGAGTTTCGCTGAAGCCAACGGGCATGTCTACTTCTGCGCCCACAAGGGCAACCGGGGCATGGTCTACGCCTGGCCCCTGGGCCTGGACAGCAGCGGCAACACCCAGTACCCGTTCGTGGCCTGGGACATGCCACCTGGTCTGTCCCCCCGGGAAGTGTTCGCCGCTGGGGGCTCCATCTTCGTGCGGGCCTACCGGCAAAGCACCGGCAGCACCGGCACCGCATACATCTACAGGGGTGTACCCGACCCGACAAGCGGGGCTCTAACCCCGTTCTTTATCACTGAACTGGCGGACAAGGCCACCACCGACGACCATGCTGTGGGCGAGTTCACTGCCAGAGACAACCAGGTGTTCTGGGGTTGGAAGAAGATGACTTCCGGGAACAAGACGGGCCTGGGGTGTTATGACTTGGAGACCGGCGGGTTTGCGAAGTTCTTTGAGTCGGACGACGCCACTGCTGGCGATGTTTACGGGGCGGACGTATGGCAGGGCCGTGTGGTCTATTCGGTGGGTGGGACAGGGGTCAAGAAGGAGTCGACCACTGCGTTCCTGACCGCTGGGACCCTGATCGGGTCCCGCATCGACGGTGGGAGTGCCCTGGCTAAGGGCTGGGACGAGATCGTTGTGCTGACCCCTCCTATTGCGACTGGTTGTTCCGTCACCCCGCACGTTTCGATTGACGAGGGGGCCACCTACACGGCCTTGTCCTCGTTGGACACGGTTGGTGGTACCTCTCAGAGTACGAGGCTGTCGTCGTCGTCCCGGTCTCTCCAATACAAGGTTGTGTTTGTGGGGAGTGGCACGGCCACGACGACTCTGAACTTTGTGCAGGTCAAATACCATGCCATCGGTCTGCGTGACACAGTGGTGTCAATCGTTGTAGATTGCGGGGACAGCGTACGGGGGCTGAATGGTCACCCCCTGCCTGAGAACGCACCGGGGGCTGGAACCCTGCGGGCCAGGACCCTGGCAGCATTGACACAGAGGCGAGTAAACTATCAGGACATTGACTGGCCGATTACTAAGGCTGCTGAGGTTTATGAAGTGTTGCAGGTCCAGACGAGAGCCCTGGGGGTTTACGATAGATCCCAGGCGCTCAAGCGACATCGCCTATTGGCTACGGTTGTTCTGAGGAAAGCGGACTGATGTCTGACGATGTGGTTGACCAACTAAAGAAAGTTCAGGTCTCCAAACTCACGCTAGGTTTGGTGGGGTCCATCATCGCTGTTAGTGCTGTAGTGACCTGGAATGCCGCACAGGTGGCTAGCCGAATAGATCAGTTGGAGCATTCGGTGGCGGCTATTGAGGTCATAGACACCAGCGACCTTGTCACTAGCGCCCAGTTGTTGGCAGCGATCCAGGACATCCCGGAGCCACAGCCCGTGGACTTGTCCCATTTGGCTACGACCGACATGGTTCAGTCCCTGGTCGCTGTGGAGCAGGCCGCTTATGAGGACCTGTCCGACGACCTTGAAGACCTCCAGGACTCAGTCACCGCTCTAGCCAACAAGGAGCCAGAGTGGGTTGACGACATCGAAGAAATCCAACAGCGGCTAGAGGAGATCGGCTGGGAGTTGGGGGACTTGTGGTGGCGCACCGATATGAACGAACAGGCTTGTCGCACCAGAGCGTGGTGTGACGAGTGGTACGACGACAACTGGTAAGGGGTAAGAAAATATGTTTACTAAGGATCTTGTAGAGAGACTGGCGGCCACATTTTTGCAGGCTGCCCTGGGGGCCATGACCTCCAACTCAGTGTTCGACCTGGGGGTCGACCAGTGGAAACTGATGGCAGGAGCCGGGTTCGCTGCTGCGTTGGCCGTCCTAAAGGGTGTTGTAGCCCAGCGGATCGGCACCAAGGGAACCTCATCCCTGGCTGACTAACCGATGTCAAACGAGGTGGTTTGCCCTAACTGTGAGTTCAAGCCGGACCCTGAGGTTCGCCCTACGATCTGGTGCCCGGAGTGTGGTAAGTCATTTGACCCGGCGAGAACCAGAGAAGCCTTGGCTTCCATCTCTGTAAATAGTTTTATAGGCGGTGCGAGCCTCAGCCCAAAGATGGAGAAGTTCAAGGAGACTGGCGATCCAGCGGTGTTTGCCAAACCTGGTGCGCTGGACTACGACCCGTCGTTGGCGGGCTAACGTCCTAGCCCTCAAACGGGTCGGCTTCCAGGTCGTCGTAGTAGACACCGTCTAAGGCCTGGTGCCGGTAGTGGGGTATGAACATCTCCCCATCGGGGGTCTCATGCCATACGTCTATCCGCTGGGGCCCGCAGAGGCATTCCCCTGTCGGGTGAACCTCATGGATGAACCCCATTTCGGTAGGGGCATAGTGGAACGAGGTCGGGTGCCCTTCGGCACCTGTCTGGGTCGTCCAAACAGCCCAGGTGTCGCTACCTGCTACTAGCCCCATGGTGTCTCCGTCAGCCGTTCGATGGGTGTTCAGCGAGGAAGGTCTCGTAAGCCTCCGGGCTATTCAAGACAATCGTAATCCCTCCTGAGGTGTCCGGCCCCTTGCCGATGGTCATACTAATGGTCCCGACTAGGGTGCCGACCGCTACGAGGAGTGCTGTGATCGCTGCGACGAGTTTGGTGACCCTGCTCATGTGGTCAATCTACATCTAGCGTGTAGTCCATAACCAGGTCCTTGACCTGACTGTATAGGTCGTTGGTTGACCCGTTGTTGTCAATAATCCCGTCCCAGCCTTGGAACCCGTCTAACTGTTCCTCGCCTGTGTGATCCAGGGTTGGCACATCCCTGTCTATCCGGTAGACCCTTCCTCCCGCTTTCCAGATGGCTTCAAGTTCGTTCATGTACCGAACGTCGGTGATGACCACGTTGGTACCCGACTCGTCTAGAAGTTCGGCTTCTCTGATTACCGGCCTGCACCACACGGCAGGGTCCAGGATCTCACGCAGGCCATGGCCCAGCCTTTGGAGCAAACCCCGGACTTCCTGGTTGCTCTTGGTTATCTCCCAGCCCATCTTGTCGACCATGTTCTTGAGGCAGAAGTAGTAGTCGGTTGATACAGGGTCGACCACCGGGTCCAGGGTGTAAAGGACTTGCCGGACCAGGTCTGCGAACGCTAGGCGTTCCCAACCCTGGTTCACCAGCCAGCCCCCTGCCGTGTCCTTACCTACCTGGGCCCGGTGACCAAACCCTACGATCATGGAGTGATTTTTGTCCTACGAATAATGGATTCGATCTTGGCCCTGGCTTCCTCTTCGGCCTTCCACTTCGCTCTCATAAGGGCGGCGTCCTTCTCCCGCTCCTTCATAAGGGCCTCTCTGGTCATTGTTGCGTCTATACCCGATGGCTTGATCATCGCTTTAGTTCCACTTGTAGTCATCCTTCCCAAAGAGTCTCATTTTGGTTGCCCAAAACTGGCGTTCCTCTATTTCCGCTTCTCTGCGACGTAGCCGGATTTGGCGGTAGATCAGACT